AGGTATCAAAAATGTATTCTGGAAATTCATTAAGGTGCGTTTTTGACGCTTAATACTAGCTGACTGCATCATAGACATGCCAGAAGCAGTATCTTGTTGCCCTGACCCCATATCAGCACTACCTGTACCCATTTGAATCATGTTTTGTAGACTAGCTACTTGATTAAAAGTACTAGCATCCATTGCACCCATGTCTAATGGCATGATTGCATCTCTAGGATTACCATTAGTAAGTACAGTTTTGCCTGCTCGTACCTCAAATTTACTTCCACGAGGTAGTCTAGTAGCGTCAGCAGCCATCATCATAGTATTGCGTAATGCCATCGAGTCAATTCTTGCTCTCATTTCAGCATCAAGGGCTTTTTGTGCATTATATCCCTTTTCTACGACACCCCTACCCCAGAACTTATTTGGAATAATGTCATGTTGGTAAGAAACAAAAGGTCTATCTTGCATCATAAAAGCATTTTCTTCTACACGCAAAATATATTCATCATTACATATAGTTACTACTGCTTCTACTAACTCATCTTTTTTAGAATACTCAAAATCATCTTTATCAGCCTTTGCTTTTAAAAATCTTTTAGGTACAAGACCCCAGTATTCTGTAATTTTTACTGAATCTGACTCATCTGCTTGTTTTACTTCACCATCAAACCCTAGTCTTGCTGTGTCATAATCACCATCAAGGGGTACATCACGATAAATTCCTGACTGTATACCTTGTACTACATGGTATCTAGGTTTAATTACTTCGTGGGCGACACCTAATGCTTCATCTATAGAGTTGGCAGCAGGGTCAATAAGAAATTCATGGGGTGATATAGGTTCTATTTTAACATCAATAGACGCGTATTCAGTAATTCCCCTCATACCAGACATTGAACCTTCAACTGGTTGTTCTGTTGGTGCTCTTTCTACTGTTTGATTAACAACAATTTTTGCAACACCTGTACCATAAATAGCACCATTAAGAAAAACCTCTGCGATAGCATCTTTACAGCCTGTTTTTTCTAAATCTTCTTGTAATAAATTCCTTATGTACTCTGCTTCACTATTATCTTGGTCAAGCATGTCATCTTGTATATCGAACCATTTTCCCCTGCCAAAAGTTGCCTCTTCTAATTCAGCAACAGATGACTCAACTGCTTGTTGTGTAGCAGGTGCAATAATTCTTGAGCGTTCTGCAGTTCTTGTTCTGTCAGAAGAATCCCAAATACCACGCCATATACGATAATACTCATCCCATTTGGCTGAGTAGTTCATTTCACGGTGGTTACGCCACCCATCCAATCGGTACATTAACCAACTAGCTAGGGCTTGGTATTGCTGCTCTTTCTTGTCAAGCATAAAATTCTATTCCTAAGAAATTGTTGCGATTATAACACAAAACATAGTTTTAGTGTACGCTTTCGCCTATATCCTCTATTTCAATAACACCATCCATAATCATCTTACATATAGATAAATCTACTTTCTCATCATCTGGTATTAAATTTGGGTCTATGTCATTAGCAAAATTTGCAATAATAGATAAAGCTGCAACATACCTCATAGGTAATGTTGACTTATCTGCACTAAATGCTAAAACATCTTCATAATCTTCTTTATTCAAATCTTCAATATCCTGCAATATCATCTACTGGACTCCATTCTTCCTCTAGTTCTATTGAGTGTGCAAAGTCTGCCACGCTCACTTGGTCAATATACGCTAACGAATCGAGTAAATCGTCATGTGCCATCTTATTAGGAAAATCTAACATTTGGTTTTTAAACGCTTTCCAGTCTTTATCTGGATTAAATGTTATCTGACCATGTTCCATTCTACCTTGTAGCGACCATGTTATTCTATCTATTTTCTTTTTACCACCATGACGCAACTCAATAAGCGACAACCATTTGTTTTCTGTCCTCATTTCATCTTCCAAGTAAGGTAAGATTGCATTACGCAATGCTCCAGTTTCTATCCCTACAGAGTTAGACTCAACCCTAATCGCAGCACCAAGAATTTTTTTTGCGGTTTCTTTAATATTCCATCTACCATGTATAATGTCTTTGACCCACCATTTATCCCTGTCGATTTTTACTACAGCAATAGAAGTTTCGTCTAGTCGAGAGCGTTTAAGATTGCGTTCTTTTTCACTATCCTCGTAACCTGCAGGGTCAACTGCTATACAATATGTACCCTCGTCTGGTTCTTCATCTTCTCGAAACCACTCTTCTTTAAATATACCACCACTAAAGGTTTCAAATGACGCTTCAAACTCTTGTCTAAACGACATAGACGACATAGATTTACTAGCAGCTTTTATTTCTTCTTCGGGCAGGAAAGGATTATCAACAGAGGTAAACTGAAACGCATCCCAATCTTCATCATCTTGTGCTTCTTGATACAAGTCAAAAAAATGATTTTTACCTGCAGGCGTACCTATAAATAGTGCTCTACCTTTTACATCTGCAAGTGTCGGTCTAATAATCTGTTCCCACACAATAGGTTTCATACTAGCGTACTCGTCAAGCACGACATAAGATAGACCCACGCCCCTCAGAGTTTCTGGTCGGTCAGAACCTTTTAAATAGATTTTCCTACCATTTATCAATGTAAGAACTGCGGTGTTCTCGTATGCTTGGATTATTAAATCTTTTCCTAACTCTTTCAGCATAGCCCACATAATGTCTTTAGCTTGTTGAAAGGTCGGTGCTATATAGAATACATCCTTAGACTCGGACTGTATAGCGTTTATTAATAATAACCAAGCAGATAGGTAGGACTTTCCAAATCGCCTTCCTGCTGCGACTATCTTAAACCTTTTGTTGGATTTGAATATCTGCAGTTGTGCAGGGTGTAAATTAATGTCTAGTTCAGCCAAACTTTTCTGCCATTGGAGTTGAGTCAATATTGACGATTACTTCATCATCAGACTTTTCCACAGGTTCAACAAGTTCGCCCTCTGGAGTCACATCTAACTGTTGTTGTATGTTATCCAGAGAGGAAACATTAATTATGACTTGAGCATCTGCTTTTGTGCGTGTTGAGTCAACAGCTTTGTGGACAGGGAGAATTCTATCTAAACACATCTTCAAACAATGGACATCTCCATCCATAGCTTTCTCAATTACCTTTTGTACTATCTCTGGAGATTTGTTTGACATTAACTCTCGTGCCAAAACAGTATACTTGTTTACAGAACCCTTAGGTCTGCCATCTCCATTAAGTGATTGCATACCCTTATGAAGATTAGGATTACCTCGTTTTTTCTTAGATTCTGCCATAAGGCTCAGATTAGAGTTGTCTTGTGGGTATTATAACACAATAAAAAGTTGAAATTCTGTTTTTTGTAATTAGGAGGGTTTATATATGTACAGCTTGGTCAAGCATGGGCCCCCCCATGCTTGTATAAATAGCTCGTAGCTTTGCTACTCGTAGGACATAACTAAGCCATGCTTAGTTATGGGGCTCTTTGTAGCTAATAATAAGCAGAATGCTTATTCTTAGATACACATTTATACTTGGAGCGATAGCGAACTTTGCAAAGCAAAGCCAAGACAAGGAAATGAAATATATAAAATGCAAATGTAAGAGAGAGGGATATACAATTTTTTAATCACCACAAAAATACTAAACAATTAGTAAATATCTATTTCTCTAGCTTTGGGGCTTATCTGCTAAGCGTTGATTTTAGCAGACAAACCCCTTTATAGTCAAGCGACTTTTTCAGTATCTTGCAATTTATTTAAAAACTGCATTGCTTGATTAGCTTTCGCACTTGCTTTAAAGATAATTTTATTATCATCTTTCAATGCTTGCATCCATGAATTTAAATATTTTGCATGGTCAGCATTTGTTTCTACTGGCTCAATCCCAAAGTGTACCGACTGAAAGCAAGCACCCAACTCAGCGACCAACTCCTCAAACGCGTAGCTTTTTCGGTCTGACTTGCCTTTAAGATTTCTGTCACATCTTGACTTGTGACCAGTCCAATGTGTTAGTTCGTGGAACAATGTGCCATAATAATTCTGTTCTGCGTTTGCGTCATCCGTAGCAAAAAAAGTTTTCATTGGTGGCATGTTGATATGGTCGGAGTTAGGATTATAAAATGCTCTTGCGTGGAGGTGTTCAACATTCGCACCAGTATTTTTAATCCAAGTATCTGCGAGCACATGCGAAAAATCTTGACCTCCGACAACTGGTGCAACTTCGTAGCCCTCAGTTTGTGACTCGTTAAAAACATAATAACATTTCATCATTGGAATTTTTTGCGGGTTGCCTTGTGAATCTGTTTCTGTTTTTGATTCTAGGTTTTTAAAAAATACAATCGTTGTCGCTTTCTCACCCTTGCGGATTTGCTTGCCAACTCTTTGCCATGCTTTATATGTTCCCCACTCGTGAGAAGTCATTTCCTCACCAAGCAAAATAAATAAATTTATTCCGCTATAGGGTTGTTTTGATTCGCAATTGATTGGCAATCTTGAATCGCCTACCCATGACTTGAGCCAGTTTGTACCGTGTTGCTCCATCTTATTAAAAACACTTTCTGCAACTTTTTTTGTTAGTTCTGATGTTATCATTTGTTACCTCTCTATAGTTAAAATATTTTGTTTTGTTTTGTAGGTATATTATAACATTTCTACACCACATGTCAAGCAAATAATAAATTATTTTTAAAAAAAAATTTAAGTGCTGTCACTCAATTTTCGCACTAGCTTTTCATTGCCGATTGCTCTTTGCTTTTCGCTCGGTTGTTTCTGCTTTCTGAAACATTAAGAGCATAGACCAAGCCGACTAGGCTTGACCTAGCTTTGCATTTACCAAGCCGACTAGGCTTGACATTCACGCTTTTAACATAGCGAATGACTGGCAATAAGACTGGCAATAACGGAGTCACAAGAAAACTCAAGTTATTCTAGGCTTATTCTAGTCATGAGTTGAGCCGACTCTTAGGCGAATCCTTCAAAAAATTTTTTGCCCTCGCTACACTCGGGCTTAGTAAGGACTCGCTTAGACGCTCGGTGTACGCACTTAATGTTCCAAAGAACAGGAACAACCGTGCTAAGAGCAAGAGATAATCGACAAGAAATAAAAAGGGCGAAAAAATACCCGACTGTTTTGGTCGGGTACTTAATGAGAATGATTATCGTTTAGCTTTCTTCTTCCTCCTCTTCAACATCTGCAAATAAATCAAAGTTATTGCAAAGTTCAATTGCTGATTCAAGTTTGTGCGATTCCATATTATTTTGAAATCCAACATGTACTGAAATTGTTAAGTCATCCATATTGCTTGTGATTGTTTCAGTTCCATAATCTAAATGCTTATCTAGAAAATGAAAAGCCAAGTTAAATATTTCACGACCACGAAAATAAGAATTAATATTTTTAAAGTTGAAAGTTAAGTTATGTAATTTTTTCATTTTGTTTCCTTATGTAGTTAAAGTTATTTTTCTTTGTTACTGGTATCTATTGTACCAGAAGTATATAGTATGTCAACACTTTTCTTTAAAAAAAAGTAAAAAAAATTCAATCAATTTTAAGCTATCAAATCGTCTATTTAAGAGGACTTTATTTTTAGCCATGCAATGCTATAGGTAGAGGTGCGTTCGTTGAATTGATACTCTCAGTAAACAAAAGTTTCTTCTGAGGAAACATAAATAAATATATAAAAACTCTTTACTTTTATTATTTACCTGTGTTATAATAACACCAGTAACACAAAAAAATAATTTTAATTTTAAGGAGTATTAGAAATGGACACACTAGCAAAACAAAATGAACGACTAGCGCAAATATTATTACAAGAAATAAAAGCAACAAT